GTAGACACGAAGCAATGAATTTAGTGGCTAATGAGGGATACTCATACAGCCCTAATAAAACACCAGCAAAAGCTAAAAAGCAATCTAAAGCTAAAGTCAAAGTTAATGCTGATGTAATAAAACAGGATGAAGATCCAATTATTGACTTTAGCGACATTAAAGGAGATGAATAATGGCAACATTTACAGGTACGGATGGTAGTATTACTTTTACTGGTGGCGGTCAAACAGACAAAGCTATCTTAAATTTAAGAAACTTTACTATCGATCAACAACAAGACACAATTGAAAATACGGTTATGGCGGCTAACGGGTCTAGAACATATGTTCCAGGATTATCAACATACACTATTAGTGGTGATGTATTTTGGGATGGTTCAGATTCAAACGGACATTTTTTATTAGCAGAAGACTTTATGAATCACGAAGGTGGAACTGGTGAAGACTCAGCAATTACTTTTAAAGTATACCCATCAGGTTCAGCAGGTTCGGCTACTAATACTAAATTTGAAGGTACAGCGATAATGACAAGTTTTTCAATTAGTTCAACTGTTGACGGAATGATTGAAGCAAGTTTTTCAGCACAAGGTACTGGAACATTAGCAGTAGACAACATATCATAGGTGTCAAATAGTGATTGGCATTAGATATAAAAGCAGTCGTAATATTAAAGATTTAAGCACACAAGTAAAAGCTCTAATCAAAGATATACGAGAGCAAACATATCAAACAGCACGATCACTTACACCTGTTGATACGGGCTTTGCTAAAAGTCAGTGGAAAAAACGAGACCAAGTTAAAGGATTTAGGGTGACCAATACCACACCGTATATTCCTTTTTTAGATGAGGGTAGCTCTAAACAAGCACCCAATGGTATTACAAAACCTACTGTCAGGAAAATGGCAGGATATATTAAAACTAAAAGCAGGAGATTAAAACGATGACTGATTCGGACAAACAAACACAACCCGCAATTGATATAATAACAGGACACTTTAAAAACAAATTAGGTGGAGATTTATTAAAGTACAAATGTGAGGACTGGGGTATTGACATTTACTATAAAGCAACTTCAAGTTTAGCAGTTGAAAATAGAATTATGTCTTTACAACAACAAAACAAAACAGCAGAAGCACTAATTGAAAGTATAGTAAGCAAAGCACTGAATAAAGATGGTGATAAAATGTTTAAAACATCTGATAAAGCAACTTTCTTACACGAAGTAGACCCACAAGTTATTATCAAAGTGGCTACTGTACTAAACAATGCCAATGCTGAAAGTGTTGAGACTATTGAAAAAAACTAATAGGGGACAGGCACTTGTACAACCAAGTGGCCCTAGCTGATTATTTAAAAATACAAATATCAGAAATATTGAAAATGTCCCATATAGAGTTTAAGACTTGGTTGGCTTACTTCCAAGTTCAAAAGAGAGAACACGATAACGAGATGAGGAAACAGGGTGGCAATAAAAGAGCAAATAATCCTAGAAGGCATAGATAAAACACAGAGAGCCTTTAATAATGTACAAAAGAGTCTCAATCGTGTTGAAAAGAATACCAATAGAAGTGCGAATGCTTTCGGCAACTTACAAAAAATTGTTGTTGGAGCGGCGGCGGCTATTGGTGCCATTAAACTATCTAAAGACTTCCTAAACACAGCAGTTGAAATTGAGAACTTGGGCATACAGTTGAAGTTCTTAACGGGCTCAGCTGAAGAAGGTGCTAAAGCAATGGACATACTAACCCAATTTGCTTCAACTGTACCTTTTGAGCTACAACAAATAGCCAACTCAGCTCCTAACTTATTAACAGTAGTAGACAGCACTGATGAACTAAATGAGATGCTTATGATTACTGGTGATATAGCGGCTGCCACAGGATTAAGTTTCAAAGAAACAGCAGAACAACTACAAAGATCATTCAGTGGTGGTATTGCGGCGGCAGATATGTTTAGGGAAAAAGGTGTTAAGGCTTTATTGGGTTTTGAAGAGGGTGTAAGATACAATGCTGATCAAACTAAAGAAATGATATTAGCATCGTTTAGAGACGGCACAATGGTTATGAAGGGTGCTTCTAAAGATATGGCAGATACATTTACTGGTACAATGTCAATGTTATCAGATAAATTGTTCAAATTCCAAGACAGCTTAATGAATGCAGGACCTTTTGATTTTATTAAAGCACTAATTGGTACACTTAATGACTTTATTGAAAGTAGATTTGGCAGTATAGAAGTAGCCGCAGAACAAATGGG